TGTATAAGAGACAGAAGAAAATAATTTAAAATACAAATAAAATGGGAGAAAATTTTAATTATGATTTTCGAACACCGTTGCAGAAGCAGCAGGACGAAAGAAAGAAGAACATCATAGCGATGTTTGCAGATTTCCGAGCAAAAGCACCTGCAGAGACCTCAGACAGCAGAATTATGCTCGCAGTATCACAGCGTGTTGGTTGCACCCAGCAAAACGTGCGTGTTATCCTCATCAAGGCTGGATTGATAACACCAAAGAAGAGACGTGCAGCCGTGCACAAGTAATCAAGTGGAACCATTTAAAACATTCAGAGCGTATGAAGAAGTTTATCGAGATTATCACAAGTGACGAAGTAATAAGCCTGGCAGTTGCCATCGTATTAGTAACTTTAATCTTTTGGAGGGCTTAGTTATGACGAACGTAGAACCAAAGGTAGCGGATGCAGGCAGATACACCATGACAGAGACCTGCAAGGTGCTGGGCATCCATCGAAACACCCTGCGCAGATGGTTGCAGGCTGGTAAGATTAAGGTCAAGTTCCGCAGAATCGACAACCGCAAGGTTTTCGAGGGCAGCGAGATTAAAAAAGTCTGGAGGATTGCCCTATGAGCAAGTTATCAATCAATATGCGCAGGATGATCGTGAAGTACACAGACATCTGCTGGCTTATCACTAACTGGAAGGCGAACCGCAAGACCCGAAAGTGTTGCGAACTAAACAACAAGTGCTACTTCGAGGCAGAGCGGAGAATCCAGTACAGAGAGTTTGAAGGCAACCTTTGCGTGGCACTGGATAACATACCGCTCATACCAGTGGACGAAATTGGCGACAACGAGGTATTGAAGTCTTGCCGTGAGACCTTCCAAAGTTACATATTCAATAAGAGAGGAGGTAACGAATGAAGAAGATAATAGAGGATTGCAGAGAGAAAATGTACGATGCCATTTGGCTGGAGTTAGACCGTGAACCGCAGCGACCAGCGGTTGCAAGGGTAGACATCAAGACCAAGGCAGGCGACATTTCAGTATGGTGCGACAGAACCGGGAATACAGCGGTCGTGACGCACAAGAATAACAACAACGACAGCGAGCGGCTAGAGGAAGCTATCGAGGGTTGCATTGGCTATCAGGACGTGATGGACGACTGGCTGGAGGAGAACAGCCAATACGCAGACCAAGACCCGATGGACGCTTTCGAGGAAAGCAGGCTCGACAGCCTTATGGCTCAACTGGTTTGACTACGATTATTTAACAATTATATGTTTCCCTGCAGCGGCAGGGCAAAGGGCGCACGCAAAACTCATTTTTCAAAGGTTATCTAAAAATAGTTGTTTTTTACCATGTAATATGCGGAAACAACAGCGTGCGCCCTGCAACGGAAGGGCATCCCTCGGCAGCTGGCAAGGGGGGGGGTAAGTTTTGGCAGTCAACTGGGGTTCGAATCCCCAGCCTTCCACTAGAGTTAATTAAAAGATTATGTTGAACAATAAAAAGAACGAATTATGGAAAATGAAATTATTCAAGTGAGCGGTGGCGAAATGCTGGAAGCTATCAACCGCTCGGAGATTGACGGACAGATTGCAACAGCGCACAAGTTCCCGAGAGACATCATGCAGTGCAAGCAGAATATGGTAGCACTGGCAGCGATGGACGATGATGTAGCCTACAATTGCTTCTATCATCTGGAGCGCACTAGCAAGGACGGAAAAACTACTGTTATCGAGGGTCCTAGCGTAAGGTTCACGGAAATCATTTCCGCATGCTGGAAGAACCTGCGCATCGCTGGCCGCATCATCGCAAACGATGGCAAGACCATCACGGCACAAGGCGTATGCCATGACCTCGAGAGCAATGTTGCCTACTCTGTCGAAGTGAAGCGCAGCATCCTGACATCGAAGGGCTACGCCTTCTCGCAGGACATGCAGGTGGTAGTTGGCAATGCAGCCGTTGCCATCGCACAGCGTAACGCAATCTGCAAGGTCGTGCCGCAGGTATTGATTGCAAGCGTGGTGAAGGAAGTGCAGGAAAAAGCACTCGAGCACATCAAGAAGGCTGGCGTGCCGAGCCAGTGGAAGAGCTGTGTAGCCTGCTTCCAAGTGTACCAGGTAACAGACCTTATGCTGCTTGACTACATCGGGAAGAAATCAGCCGAGGAAGTCACGGCAGAGGATATTCAGAAGCTGGCCGGTGTGTACAACGCCATCAAGGAAGGTACGACCACAGTAGAGGAGACCTTCAAGAAGCCAAAGCAGCAGGAAGCAATCGCAAAGCAGGCGCAGGCAGCAGCCGAGAGCGCACAGAAGAAGGCAGAAAAGGCAATGAGCCGCAGCCAAGGAAAGACTGGCACAGCCGCAAAGAAGTAGTTTTTTTTATAAAGTTATAACGTTTGCCCGAACCGCCACGGCACAACCTATGGGGTGGGCTCCCATCATAACCTACCAAGGGAAGCCGTGGCAACTTTTAAACATTCAGTAATAATATGGCAGAAAAAGAAAACAAGAGACACAAGAGCACCATCGACAAGTACTTTGACAGAACCGCCAAGGCATACAAGACATTGGTCGAGGAAAACGAGGAAGAAAGAAATTTTCTACAGATTGCAGCAGAAGATAATGGGGATGTAAGCGAAGAAGGTGGCAAAGGTTTCGATTTCCATATTGCCTATTCCGGAAAAGCCGATATCCTCGCAAGTGGACTTGTGCATTCAATGAAGAGGGATGAATTCGTTCGTCAGCTTATCATTGGAGCAGCGAAAATGTATTATACCGCAAACATAAAAATAAAAGACAATGAAGCAGATAATTAAATATAAAAGCAGAGAGGAGTGGTTGCAGAACCGCTCGAAGGGAATAGGAGCATCAGAGGCAGGCACAGTACTGGGACTGAACCCATGGGAAACACCATACCAGCTGTGGAGACGCAAGAAGGGTATAGACCCACCAAAGGTTGAGAACTTTGCGATGGTTGCAGGACATCTGCTGGAGGATGCCGTGGCGCAGTTCTTCAAGCGAGAGAGCCACTGCCACATCATCAAGGCATCGACTGACGACTACACCATCACGAACACCGATACTCCGTATCTGAGAGTAAGTCCAGACCGCACCTTCTGGAGAACCGGGGCAACACGCAACGAAGCGAGCAAGAGCATCCTAGAGTGCAAGACAACGCAGATGCAGATAGATGCAGACGACCTTCCGAAGCATTGGTTCTGCCAGCTACAGATGAACCTCGGAGTGGGCGAATACAAGGATGGAGCACTTGCCTGGCTGACAGCAGGCAGGGAGTTCGGCTACCGTGACATCGACTTCGACCCCGAATTTTTCGGATGGATGAGGGACGAGATAACCAAATTTTGGCTTGACTACATCGTGGGCAACCAAGAGCCGCCAGCCTACAGCGCACAAGACGTTCTCCTAAAGTCTCCTCTACATGTAGCTGGCAAGGAAGTGACCGCAACGAAGGAGATACTCGAACAGATTGCTAGGCTCAAGGAACTCAAGGTTCAGAACAAGAAACTGGAGACCGAGCAGGATGAGATTGAGGACAACTTGAAGCTGTTCTTCGGGGACGCAGAGAGCATCGTGGACGGAAACGGAAAGATGCTGGCAACGTGGAAAGCACCGAAGGCAAGCGAGAAGTTCGATGCCAAGGCTTTTCAGGCAGACCATCCTAAAGCGTGCGCCAAGTACATCAAGCAGGTGCAGGGAGCACGGAGATTGCTCATTAAGTAAAGGCAGGGCTTATGGCTAACGTTCCTATATCAAAAACCGACCTAAGGAATATAATTCTCCAGTTAGGAAATTATATTTCCCTAGGTGGGGAAGTGACAGCACCGACCGACACAAGCCAGCGGAACAAAATCCGGATGGCCACAGTGTTAAAACGGAAGCTGGAAAAGAAACTATCATTATCAGAATAAAGCATCATGAACGATTCATTCATCTTATACACATCATACTACGCTCTTATTGAGGGGCTGACCGATGAACAACTCGGGCAACTTACGAGAGCGATATTTCTCTACGCAAGGGATGGGGAGACTATTAGTCTCGAACCAGTCGTGCGTATGGCTTTCGGTTTTATCGTTGACGATATGAAACGGAATAAAGCCAAGTACGAAGAGAAGGTCGAACGATGGAGGGCAAACGGTAGAAAGGGTGGTGCTCCGAAGGGAAATCAGAACGCAAGAAAGAAACAACCAGTTGGTTGTGAAAATAACCAAGAGGTTAAAAAAACAACCCAAAATAACCAAGAGGTTAAAAAAACAACCTTATATGATAATGATAATGAATATGTAAATGATAATGTTTATGATAATGATGTTTCTAAAGAAACAGATAATAAACCTTCTAAAGAAGGTATTCAGAGTGCATCGGTCAAGACCGAAGCACCCGGTGGCGGCAAGGTTTCGAAATCTCAAAAGATAGACTATGCTGCCGTCAAGGAATACTGGAACCGCAAGCATGATGAAACGAAGAGTGCGATGCCGCCTATTACGCTCATGACAGAGAACCGCAAGGTGATGGTCAAGGCAAGGGTTCGTCAATGCAAGGGAGACTTGAAAACTCTGTACCGGGTAATTGACATTGCGATGGCATCTGACTTCATGAACGGCAATAATAAGCATGGCTGGCTCGGAAAGTTTGATTGGATATTCGGTAATGAGCAGAACTTCGCAAAGGTGCTGGAAGGCAACTTCAACAACGAGCCAGCCGCAAGCCAGCAGCCGCAATCGGCAGCAGTCAAGGCGCAGGATCCTGCGGCAACAGCACGTCCGAGCATCGGGGAACTCTACGAGCAAGCCAAGCACCAGCAGCCATCGAGCCAGCAGAATCAAGACAACAAGTTCCGGTGGGTAATCCAGCAGAACCTCGAAGACTTGAAAAAGAATCCGAACAACAAGCCTGCAAAGGATTCGCTGACAAGATACTACGAACGTGGAGTTCTTCAACGGCTGGGCATCGACTGGAAGCCCGAAAAATAACGAATGAGGGCAAAAACAGCCGCTCTGGGACGTTTTCACGCTTCGGGCGGTAAATTATAAGCAAACAGATTTTAAACGCTTAAAACGAAAGAATTATGGCAAAAGAAGTATGTATTGTAAACAACGAATGCTTCAAGACAGAATACCCGGTAGGGTCGACAATTAGCATTGAAGGTGTAAATTGCAAGGTGGTTGAGGATATAGGTCTATCTGAATATATCTGCAACGAGTGCATCTTGAACGGTAAGAGAGAAGGCATTATGTGCAGGAATCTTGCTTGTCTGAATAGTGAAAGAGAAGACCACAAGGACGTACACTTCGTAAAGATTGAAAGCCATGAATGAGTTATTTTTTCACGAATGCAGAGCCGCTGGGCTCGTATTCAAGACATCGAACGACTGGTTCAAGTGGCTGACCGATAACGGCTACGACATCAAGAAGCCGGTTGCAGAGCATGAAGGCTTCCAGTACAACATCATGGATGTGTGCATCAATCCGCACGTAATCGAGTATGCCGCAGAGGGTGCAGACAACTGGGGATGGAAGGTAATGACCGCCAACACCCAGTTCGGCTGGATATGGGGCTACAGCATTCAGAAGGGAAAGCATTGGTACGACAGCCCGGCTGGTTACCCTAGCCGATATGACACCATCAGCATTTTCTACGGTAATGAGAAGGAAGCAGAGCACGATGCCCTGACCTGCATCATCAGAGACCTCGAGAAGAATGCTGGAACCAAAAATACCAACCTCCTTCTCTGGGCGGCAAAGAAGAAGCGAGCAGACATCATTCATCCACAGCAGGAACTTTTTAAATAAAAAAATATGAAAAAGATAGAAATCATCACGGACGAACACCGACATCACTTATACATCGGCAACACCGATTTCTGGCTCAATACCAAGGAACTGCTGGAACTTTATTTTAAACTCGGAGACGTTAAGTTATAAACAATAAAAAACATTCAGACAATGGAACAGAAAGATATTGATATTTTTGAGATTCTCAAAAATGAAGAGTACGGTACAGAGTTATACACACCAAAATGTGGAAGGGTATGGCACAGTGGAATGGCAAACGACAAGGACAGTGCGAAAGCAATCTGGACTGAGGATGAAGATGGAAGAGAACACTTTTTCGACAAGAACGGAAAAAAAGAAGGAGAAATTCTGCTCTTCCCATCAAAGGAAATGAGAGACTGGAGCAAGTTCTTCAAGAAGGGAGACGTGCTGGAGTACAAGAAAGAAAACAATCAAGCCACTTGCATATTCGACAGTTACGAGGATAATACGACAAAATTGCACTTTACCGGACTATACACGTTGACGAAAGGTAAAATCTGGGATACCCCTACGAGCTGGGATATACACGATTGGGTCAAGAACGACCATCCTGCCGAATATATCAAGACCATTGAAGAGCGGCTCGGTGGAAAGCTGAACCGGGAAACGCTGGAGATTGAGAAGCCAGCGAAACCTACGTTTGAAATTGGCAAACTCTATGTTTTCAGAGAGGAAGACGAGGACGGAGAGCTGACAATCATCGGCAAACTCATCGATAAGAACGAAAGCGAAGATACGCTTACATTCGGCAACCAGTACGAAATCGAGAACGAGAAGTTCGTGACCGACCAAACCTTCGACCTGCGTATCAGCGTTAACAAGGAACTGCGAGAAGCAACAGATGACGAATTTTGCACGTTCCGAGAGGCTTATTACCTATGGGAGAAGAGCAAGGAAAAGAAGAGCAAGGAGCAGCCTTGCTTCAAGACCTTCGACAAGGTGCTGGTAAGTAATGGAGAGGGATACAATTGGCAGCCAGCCTTCTTTGTTAGTGACCGTGGAGAGGGAGCAAATTATAGATATAAAGTCTTGCCTATCCAAAGCGGAAAAGTAGCGGACTTCGACAGCTGCATCCCATACGAGGGGAACGAGAATATCGCCTTCGCTGACTACAACAGCGATAACCTGCCATTCTAGGACGTATGGCGAGTGAATTATGCAAGGCTTGCGATGCCGGGCGAAACTGCTTAAATGGGCTATACTGCCCGGCACGCAAGCAATATGTAGAACATCAGGTAATACTTGAATGCAATGAGCGACTTCGTAACAAGGGAGAAGAACAGAACGTACTACCAGGAGCACCGGGAACAGATCCTCAGAGCCACGAAGGAGTGGCGAAAGAGAAACCGTGAGAAATACCGGGCGTATCAAAAGGAGTACTGGAGTAAGCACTACCGGAACTACGGTACAAAGAACCGGGTAGCCGACAGAGCGATGCGTGAGAGGAAGAAGCCGGACGTAGAGAAGGCTCTTTCAATGTTCAAGAATCCGCAGCAGGCAGCGCATCTGGCATGGCTGCTAGAAAACAAAAAGAATAATCGGTCGTGAGTTCAATAATAGAGTTTTTAACCAGCGAGGACAGAAGGGGATGGCTCCCTATCAAAACAAATAAACTTATAACATCTTGAAATTACGATATGAGAGCCGGAAACGCATCTCCCGAAGTCTGACAGCAAACAAAGAAAGCGAGGTGGTACATGAAGAAGTAAGAAAAAGAAATCGTTAGAAAATTATGCTTTTATTCATTCGGCTGGCGGTGGAAGAAGGAAGAACCCTGCAAAAAAAATCATTCATTAAGTTATTCATTTATTTTGCAAGCGCAGGCACAACTTCCGGAATCCCTGCCAGCTTTCTCTATCGCAACCGAAAAGAAGGGAAAGAAAGGGGTAGGGGAAAGATAGGGATAATAACGCATGTGTGCACGTATATGCGCACGTAAAGGGTGCTGGATAATAAACTCACCAGCAAAACAAAACAAACGCTTATGCGTGAAATTTAAACAAAATAAGTACTTTAAAGAAAAATGGAAAAAGGAACAGTTATAATCGGAATCGACCCCGACAATCAGGAAAGCGGAGTTGGAGCAGTCTTTGACGACAAGAAGTTTCTCGCCTACAAGATGAACTTCCCGGCTTTGATAGATTACCTAAAGGCTATGAACGAGAGTTGCAAGAAGATTAAGGTCGTTATTGAAGGCGGCTGGCTCAACAAAAGCAACTGGCATGTGCTTAATCGTTTCATGACAGCAGTCAAGGCAGCAGCCATCGGACGCTCTACCGGAATGAACCATCAGACCGGAATCTTGATTGTCGAGTGCTGTAAACATTACAATATCCCCTGCGAAATCGTCAAGCCACTAAAGAAGTGCTGGAAGGGTAAAGACGGAAAAATCACGCAAGACGAACTTGCTTATTTTGTAAGCGCAGGAGAAAAGATGCCGAGAATGAACCAAGACCAGAGAGACGCACTTCTCCTCGCATGGGTCTGTGCAGGATACAAGGTCAGAGTGAAGCCAAAGAAACCGCAGACAACCCTGCAGAAGACCATCCGAGCCTTTGATGGATAAAATAAAAACGAAGTGTTGGAAAAAGTTAAAAGTGGGCAAAGAGCGAACAACTAAAGCAAAAAAGTCGTATCTTTGCGCCAGTGTTTAGGAGATAAGCACTAATTTCGAACTTAAAACAAGAAGAAAATGAAAACAGAAGAAATCGCACTATCGAGGGTCAGCGAGAATGAGGCGAACCCTAGAGAGATAAGTCAAGCGAACTTTCAGAAGCTTGTGCAGAGCATCATCGTGTTCCCAAGAATGTTGACCCTGCGCCCGATTGTTGTTGATGAGACCTTCCACGCATTGGGTGGCAACATGAGACTGAAAGCCTTGCAGCACATTGTCACGATGGACGAAGCAGGCATTCAAGTAAAGCTGGATGCAGAGCAGCGTCTTTCCGATGAGGAGCAATCCGCATTGATGGAGTATTGGCAGGGATGGCAGCAGCAGCCAACAGTTACCGTGGTGAGCGCATCAGACTTGACAGAAGCACAAAAGAAGGAGTTTATGATTAAAGACAACCTATCCTTCGGTAACTGGGACTTCAACGACCTTGCGAACCGATGGGACAGCGCACAGCTTCAGAACTGGGGTATGCCAGTCTGGAACCCAGCACCAGTGGAAGCAAGCAGCACCAGCAAGTGCAAGAAGAAAGACAAGGACGACCAAGAGGGCGACCCATTCGCAGGGGAACTACCTCCGGAAATCGAAGGGCAAGACTTAACTCCTGACGACTTGCCTACGATAATGGGCGATGGCGTTTTGCCACGTGAGAACGTAATCATTCACTACAAGCCAGCCGATGAGCCATTCCTTGCCAAGTTGCTGGGAGTTGATCATATCGACCGCATCGTCTGGAACTTTGACGAACTGAAACCAAGACAAGAAGGAAAGGAGGAAGACAATGGAGAAGAATAAAATCGAGAACATCAACCTGCACGACCTGGTGGAGAACCAAGACAACCCACGCAGCATTGAGCCACAGCAGATGCAGAAACTCGTTGAGAGTATTCTGACGTTTCCGAAGATGTTGCAGATGAGACCAATCGTCTGTAATGAGAACCGAGTTATCCTCGGAGGAAACATGCGATTCCGTGCCCTTCTCAACATCGAGCAGATGGAAGACGAAGCTATCAGGAACGCAATAGAAGCCGTAGCCGTGAAACTGACCGATGGAGAGAAGCAGCAGCTTTGCAGCCACTGGGAGAAGTGGAAGGCAGAACCAAAGGTCGAGGTCGTTATGGCTGACAGCCTATCCGAGGAAGAGACGGACGAGTTCATCATCAAGGATAACGTCTATTTTGGCAGCTGGGATGAAGAGAAGCTAAAGGGAGCATTTGATGTGGACGATATGCAGCGATGGGGATTGAACCCCTGGGAAATCCAGCAGGAAGCCACGACCTACGAGCCGGAAGAGGACGAAGAACAGCGCATCATCATCGTATACCGCAGCGAGGACGCACAAGCCGTGGCAGATATGCTTGGACTTGACGCAATCGAGAAGCGCAACTTTGATGTGGACGAACTCAAAGAAAAAACCGAATAGTCGGAAATTTAGCGTTTAAGTCGGAGAAACGTTTGAAATGGATAAACTATCCGCTCTGAACAATTCAATCCGGCAGAGACGAAATTTAACAAAAATAACTCGAATATGAGAAAGACTTGTGTTTTTATCATTGGAACCAACGCCAGCGGAAAGAGCACCGTTGCCCGAAAGCTGATAGAAAGCTTTGGTGGCATTGAGAGCTACAAGGACGGAATAAGCAGCACCAAGGATGGAGTTGCATTTGCAGGGCGATACGATGTTAAGTACGGAGGTGTTGACAATCTGAACGGTACGACCATACTTCGTGACATCGTGAAGAAGGCACTGGAGAGCACCGACTGCATCATTTGCGAAGGAATGAGACTTAAATGCTGGGGTCCGAACTTGACGCATGCAATGTTCAATGCGGACAGACAGATTGTAATCTTCTTATACGCACCACTGGAAGAAATCCAAAAAAGGCTCGCAGAACGGTCGAACGGAACGTTGAGCAAGGATATTATCCGGGGACAGCGAGAATCGGCACACTCGGCAAAGAAATGGCAAACTGCGGGGTGTGACGTTGTAGCGATAGACACCACGAAGCAGACAGCAGACCAAATCGCAGACTTTATCATCAACAAAATAAATTCATGAGGATATGGCAGAACATTATGGCAACACGCCAAGAATAACATACGAGTTTCCCGACTGCTCAATGCCAATGGCTTTTGACACTTACAATAATTGCAGCTTTGGCTGTATGTATTGTTTTGCTCAGAACCAGCGAGGTATTGGCAGCAAGAAGAAGGAATACCTGCACAAGGAGGTTAAGGACGTGAGCGTTGAGCGCATCAAACGAATGTTCATTGACCCCGACAAGCACGGTGGAGACTTTGCGCCATACATCAAGGCTCGCAAGGTTATGCAGTGGGGAAGCATGAGCGACCAGTTCGACAACTTCGAACGTAAGTACGGAACGACACTGGAACTTTTGCGCTTCTTCAAGGATATAGACTATCCGCTTTGCTTCTCGACCAAGGGTGCATGGTTCACCAAAGATGAGCGATACATGGACTTGATCAGAGGGCAGAAGAACTGGAACTTCAAGTTCTCAATCATCACCAGCGATGCAGAGAAGGCTAGAGTAATAGAGCGAGGGGTGGAAAGCCCACAAGCAAGACTGGAAGCCATCGAGCGCATCGCCAATGCAGGGGCAGGAGGGGCAACGTTGAGACTTCGCCCTTTCATCATCGGAGTGAGCACGCCAACGTATCTAGACCTTATCAGGGAAGCATACAACAGAGGGGCAACAGCTTTGAGCACCGAATTTTTCTGTCTCGAGACGAGAAGCCCGACATTGAGGGAATTGTTGCCTACCATCAGCAAGATGGCAGGTTTCGACATTCTCGCATTCTACAAGAAGTACAGCGTACAGTCCGGCTATCTGAGACTGAACCGCAAGGTCAAAGAACCGTTCTTCAGGAACATGAAGGAACTGTGCGACCAGCTGGGAATGCGCTTTTATGTATCGGACGCACACTTCAAGGAACTTTGCCACAACGGAAGTTGTTGCGGATTGCCGCCAACGTGGAACTACAGCAGGGGGCAGATGTGCGAAGCACTGAACATTTGCAAGCGCAAGGGATACGTGAGGTGGAGCGACATCAAGCTGGATGCAGAGATTTTCTTGAGGGCGAAACTGGATAAGGCGATGAACATGGGAACAAGAGAGAAAAGTTCGAAGTATTACACGATGAGCGCAGCCGACTACATGAAGTGGTGCTGGAACAATCCGCAGGCAGCGCACTCGCCATACAAGATGTTCGAAGGGGCAATGGTACCAGCTGACGAACGAGACAGCGAGGGAAACATCGTATACAAGTACAACGGAGCGAAATTTTAAATAAAGAATCGTATGCCACAAGGTAATAATAACAAACATCGAGCGCAGAAAATCGACATCGAGAACCGCCTGCAGATTATCGCACCCCTATACCGCAAGGGATGGACGGAGCGAGAAATCACGGCAGAGGTTCGCAAGCGGCTCGACAGACCGAAATACAATCAAGCGCACTGCGATATTCAGCGGTTATTGAAGGAGTGGAGGGAAGAGAGACTGACCGACACAGACGAAAAGATAACAAGCGAGGTGGCAAGGTTGAAGCTGGTGATACGTGAAGCGTGGGAAGCGTGGGAGAAATCCAAAGAGGACTACCACGAAAAGACAGCGACCCAGCAGGGACTGCCAGTCGTAGATGAGCGAGGAAAGCAGATTTCCATCGAGACCGTCAAGGCGATAATGTACGATGCCGAGAAGCGAGGATTCGGAGAACCACGCTACCTCGACATCATCCTAAAGGCTGAGACGCAAATCTGCAAGCTGCTCGGACTTGATAAGGTCGTGCTCGACCTGAACGCAGGCTTCCAAGGCGGCATCGAGGTACGATACATCAACTCGGGACACCAGTGCGCATCCAGCGAGCAGGAAGTAATCGAGCGTGAAGGATTGGATAAAGAATAATTTTTTACCATAATTTTGTTTTAAGTTTTATTGTTTGAAAGTATGGCACTATTTGACGTTATTGGTGAACTGTATGACCCGAATGCGGACGTGAAGCCGAGATTCCTTGTGAACCAGGGCGGCACGTCTTCGGGGAAGACATACACCATCATGCAGCGTCTTATAGTGCTTTCTTTTGAGCATCCGATGGCAATTATCACGGTGTGCGGTCAAGACCTCCCGAACCTAAAGGTGGGAGCCATGCGAGACCTCGACACCATCCTGCACACAAGGGCAGAGTTGCTGGACTGGTTCAAGAACAACAAGAGCGACAGCAGCTACAGAGGAAAGAACGGCTCAATCATCGAGTTCAAGAGTTACCAGGATGCGCAGGACGCTAAGAACGGTAAGCGTGACTACCTGTTCGTGAACGAGGCGAACGGTGTGCCCTACGAAGTTTTCTGGCAACTTGCCATCCGAACACGTAAGCAGGTATTCATCGACTACAACCCAAGTGCAAGGTTTTGGGTGCACAACAACATCATCGGCAGGGATGATTGCAGATTAATCCTGAGCGACCACCGAAACAACCGATTCCTGACTGAGCAGGAGCACAAGAAAATTGAAGAGATTGACGACCCCGAACTGTGGCGAGTTTACGCTAGAGGACTGACCGGAAAGATAACCGGGCTTATCTTCACCAACTGGGGCATCGTTGACAAGATGCCACCAAGGGAGGAGTGGAAGATGGAATGCAGGGGTATGGACTTCGGATTCACCAACGACCCAACTGCGCTGGAGCACGTTATATTGGCGCACGGAGAGTTATGGGTGGACGAAGAAATCTACCAGCCTGGAATGACGAACGATGACATCGCAGACCGATGCAAGGAACAAGGACGGACGAAACGAGACCTTATCATTGCGGATTCGGCAGAGCCTAAGAGCATTCAGGAGATACACAACCGAGGGCTGTGGATAATCGGCAGCACCAAGGGAGCGGACAGTATCAACAACGGAATCGACATTCTCAAGCGTTTCCGCATCAACATAACAAGACGCAGTCACGGCATCATCGGGAACATGCAGCAATACAAGTGGAAGAAGTCAAGGGATGGAGAGACAACGAACCAGCCTATAGACGCATTTAACCACGGCATAGACGCAATACGATACGTAGCCTTAAAGAAGTTATCCGTAGCGAGCCATGGAACGGCTAGGGCGCACGTATTGAGACAAAGATAACAACAAAATTATATAGCGTATGGATAATAACACTACATTCAAGTACTGGCTGGCAGTTGCTAGGCACACCAGCTATAAAATCGGCAAGCAGCCACGACCAGCTTTCGTTGGAGGAAAGCAAGTGCCCGACAATCTCAACCAGCTATCCATCGGGCAGCTAATAGACCTTTCCCAGCTATCAGACAGCGAAGAAAGTCTGTATCAGATAGTAACAACCGTCCTCGGTCTGAGCCACAAGGAAGTGGAGCAGGCTAGGGCGGTTGATGTCGTTATGCTCATCGGCTGGGTAACAGCAGAGGTCGAGCGCATCAACAAGCTCTTCGAGAGCACAGACACAGCGAAGCCAACACGACTGGAGAAGGAGGCAGGCATCGATACCCTGCGCTTTGGCTTATTCGGTATGCTGGACTGGTATGCGGTAAGGATGGGCATCAGCGACCACGACCAAGTTCTTAAAACACCATGGCTTCGCATCTACAAGTGCATGGAAATGGACAACAAGAGAAGCGTGTACGAGCGGAACCTGCAGAAATTGCAGGCAGAGGAAATGAAACGTAAATCTAGATAATTATGGCAACAATCAGAGAAACATTAAGGCAGCTGGCAGCAGACACGCTACCAGACTACACCTACCTATTCGAGGACTGGGACACAGCGGACACCAAGCTGGAGAAACTGAACTATCCGGCAATCGTCTGCATCATCCCAGCCAGCGGCACGACAGAGATACGCAACGGCAGGGTTTACGACACCGTGAACGTTGCCCTGGCTTATCTAGACACCGTACCGAGGGCAGCGGATGGAGAAGACAACGGAGAGTGCATCGACCGAATGAAGGTGGCAGGGGCAAGGATGATACGAGCCATCAACCAGTCGCACCAGTTTGAACCACTGGAGGGGCAGCAGTACTACGAGACCATCATCGAGCGTTTGAGCACGATCGTGTCGGGCGTAATGTACTTCCTTCAGCTGACACAGAGCATAGGAGGGTGTGAGGTATGAGCAAGGGAGGCATTCAATTCGACCCAAAGGCGGCATCGCTCATCATGCGTGAGGAAGTGGAGAGAGCACGGCAGCTTATCATCAACCACATTCGTATCAACGGACAGAACGCATCAGGGCGCACCATCGCCAGCCTAAAGGTGGAGCAGCCCAGCGAGGAAGAAACCATCCTCTGGGGACACAAGCCATTCGGAGTGCTGGAGACCGGACGAAGGTCAGGCAAGATACCATACGGCTTCCGTGGCATCATCCGGCAGTGGATGAAAGACAAGGGACTTCATGGCAGACCTATCCCCTACAAGACCAAGCGGCAGCACAAGTACACTCCACAAGAGCGTGGCGACATGAGCATGGCAGGAGCCATCGCCCACACCATCGCCAACAAGGGTTCTAAACTGCACCGGACTGGCGGCAGGGCTGACGTATACAGCAACGTTGTGCCCGACACAATGAAGCGGCTGGGGCAGCGACTTATTTTCTTAATCCACCAGTCGGTGGGAAGTATCAAACTAAATAATGAGACGGTATGAGACAGACAGTGAACAACGGATATTCTTTTTTTTACCCCGATGAAGTATACTTTGCATTTTTGCCTTGCATTATCAAAGCAAGTGGAAGTAACCTTTCGTGTATTGAGGTAATAATCAGATGTGGCAACAAGGAACGAGCCTACAATGTGGAGGCGTTCAACAGTGAGTGCATAACAGACTTCAAGACATACGTGCAAGCTCTTTTTGACGGACGTATCAATGCAGCCTATGATTGGACAATAAACTATGATTCCAGCGTTCTAAACCTTCTAGTGGGCATCGAGGTCAACGTATACGATGACAGAGACGAACAGCTTGCGAGCATCGACTTCACCACGAACATGGTTTGGGGCGCACCAAAGTATGGGGAGACCTGGAACGGCTACAAACGTATTACATGGTTTACTCATTATCCGTTCACCTTTGGCATATACTTAAGCAAGTTGAACACTAAACTACTAATCGGTTACGAGGGAGCACCCAATAAGCTACTGGAGATTCCGACTTACGGTATGATGGACTTCAACGCAGACATATTGCCTAGTGGCGCAAAATACTGGAACATATACGATTATGATGGAGAGATTCAGCAGGGAACGTTTGACAATACTTTCGACCTTACTTTCAGATTAACCACCGGAGGTAAGCAGTCACTATTGTTACGCATCGACAGAGACGATGCTGAGAGTGGTATCTATCTGCGTTGGATTGACCGGCACGGATTCATCCGCTATTGGCTCTTTGCGGCTGGGGAGGAAACGAGGGAGATAGCCAGCGACCTGAGTTTCATACGCAACAATTTAGCCGATTATCTATACGGCTACTATGGCGATAATGGAAGAAGGCAGGGATACGAGCGTACGGATTCAATCAAACTTTGTGCTCCGTTGGTTGACAGTGATACGTTCGATATGCTACAAGACCTAGCCAGCAGCCCAGTCGTTGACATGTACCTAGGGGGAGACTGGAAGCAAGAGGAAGACATGTGGATGAGCGTAACAATCAAGGCAGGAAGCTACACGAAGAGCACAGCTTGCTTGCAGGATTTCGTGTGCGAAATGATTATTAACAACATTAACGTTCAGAGACTATGATAGACCAGCAACTTTACATTGACGGTGTTTTGATGGACTTGCCGGAGAACACCGATGTGGTGCTCGACATCAAGAGCAACCTTTTTCGTGACGTCACGAAAATGACCTCGAACTACACGTACACCATCCAGTTGCCACGGACGGTGCACAATCTTTCAGTATTGCAGCAAGCGGACAGACCGAAGAGCGGCAGCAGATACCCCTATATTTTCCATAAGTGCAGTTATTTCCGTGGAGGTGTGCAAATTATCAAGGATGGACGTTTGAACGTTCTGAGCATCGAGGAAAATATCGAGGTCTCAATCTATTGGGGTATAATGCCAGCGTTCACGAAGCTACTGGAGAGCGGAATGAAACTGAACGAACTGGGAGTGACAGACAGAGTGCTTTTTGAAAAGTACAACACTCCAAACACCAGGGAGGAAGCCGTGAGCAATGGGATATTCTTTGCTTATTACAATCCATACCGAATTGAAAGCAAAGATAACTTTGGTATTAATCTGGTGCAGAAAAACAAGTACACCACGACACAATACTCGCCTAGCCGTGGACGCATTAGAACTGGCACAGAGGTAGGGAAATACATCAGCGGAAAGATAGAGAGCGCATCGGACACGATTTGTGCTCTTATCCCTTTCTTGCCATCATCAACGGCAAATGTGCAAGCGCAAGGAAAGGGCGATTACAGAAGCTATGCAGTACTGGATAAGTACATGCGGGTTATATCCGTGAGCGGAGAAGATGAGAGGCTGGAAGTATACACCATCAGAGGAGAGGCTAGAGCTGCATACCTCGTAGTGAATGCACCTGCCGAATATTACAGCACTCTGTCGCTATCAGTTACCGGGCTGACACCTATGCACGAAATGATAGATGGCGATAATAAGGAGGATTTCGTAGGCGATGATGTGGCGGTGGATGAATATAAAACGTCCCCAAAATTCTTGCAGCCATGTGTGACCGTAAACTGGCTATTGTCAAGGATAGCGAGGAAGTCGGGCGTATCTTTCGTTTGGCAGGATGATGAAGCAAAGAAGATGTTGAACAACCTCGTTGTGCCTATAATCAACAACAAGGCAGACGACAAGACAATCATCGGTAATCTGACCGCAGACGTTAAGAGCCGTGACGGACTTGGAGCACTTTCCTTTTCCGTCAACAACTCATTGACGTCAGTCACACCAAGCACTGGCAGCGATGTACAGAAACTGACGATAACGAAGGATTGCGAACTGACCTTTGATGTGCAAGTGCAATACTACGTCAGACATCAGTTTGAAGACGCAGCGGAGATTCAGTTGCCTATGGGCGTGAAAATGACCGTAACAACACCAAGTACCACCGGAGGTGAGGCATCCACGCAGGAATACGAGTTCGGAGATTTGAAGTACGAGGATGGACAGGTTAAGTACCCGGTCGTACTACGCAGATATGCTATCGATGGCTATCTTTATTTGCTTTCGGCAGGGACAAACACTATATCGCTAAAGAAGGACGATGTACTGACGTTTGAGACTATCATGCACGGAATAAACACAGTCAACATGCCTTCCGTTTATGGCGGCAAAATCACTGCGAGCGTCAAGAGTTGGGACAGCGTTCCGATTGGTGGAAGTTTCCCTATCGGCATAAACCTGCCTGAAATCGAGGTAACAAACTTCATTAAGTTTTTGGCTTTGATAACTGGCTCATTCCCTAGACAGCTGACAAATAGCACGCAAGTACAGTTCGTTATGTTTTCCAGCGTCTGGAGCAACAAGGCGAACGCCTACGACTGGAGCGGAAAACTCATTCCGTATGACCGCCAAGGTGCACCACGGAAAAGCGAGTATTCCGTTTCAGACTTTATGCAACACAACCGCTACAAGTGGAAGGAAGACGAAGAGACAACCGGGGACTATGATGCAGACCTTGTAATCAGCAACCAGACTTTGGACTATGAGCAGGACACGTGGACGTTACCTTTTGCAGCCAGCGATGACAACCGCATACCGATAAGAACACTGGATTCTTTCGGCATGAAGAATGGTGGAGAGTATAAGGGATGCAAGGAGCGAATAATGACGCTTAGGGATGACAAGGAGCAGGCGGCACTGCGATTCGACATTGACCTTCAGAACATCTTCGATACGAAGTACAAGCAGCTTGCAGCAAGCATCGCCAAGGCGCACGTAATCACAGAGCGGCTCAATCTGTCGGACTTGGATATTCTGGATTTTGACGAGACGAAGCCAGTGTACCTTGCCCAGTATGGAGCCTATTTTGCGGTTCTAGAAATCAAGACAACAAGCAGCGGATATTGCGAGGTTACAATGATAGAGTTGAACAACTAAAAAGAAAGAACTATGGTAAGTGAAGACAAACAGCAGATTCTTGACATCAAGGTCAAGTACGAGGATGCAATCTATGGCATCATCAGATACAAGGAGAAGATAGACCAGCTAAAGGCAAGCATCAAGGAATTGCAGCAGCAGGAAAAAGACAAGACCATCACGACAAACGAAATGAAGGTGCAGACGGAAGCCATCAACGCAACCATCAAGGAGTACCAGTACAACGTGCGAGCCTTGCAGAAGGAGATCCAGAACAACGTGCGCACAGAGAACGAGCAGGAGGGCAGTTTGAAGCAGTTGCGTGCCCAATTATCCAATGCCACCAAGAAGTATGACGAAATGGCGAAGGCAGAGCGTGAGGGAGCGAAGGGGCAGGCTCTGCAGAAACACATCAATGAGATTACCAACGAACTTAAACTGGCAGAGGAGCAGACCCAGCGGTATTACAGAAATGTGGGTAATTACTACAACTCAATGCTCGACCTTGCAGCCGACCTCCAGCACGTTGTACCGATGGGTGGCGGTGGAGGTGTTGGCGAAGGCATCAGCGGCTTTACAAACACAGTAGTGAACCTCGGACAGACCGTTAAGGGCATCATCCCTAACGTCAAGGCTTTTGGCTCAACCCTTCTGGGACTGGCAACGAACCCGGTGTTCCTGGGATTGGCAGGAGTTGCAGGAGCAGGAATGGCATTCAAATGGTGGTTTGACTACAACAAGGGCATCATGGAAGCCACACGACTGACAAAGGAATTCACCGGGTACACCGGGGAAGCCTTGGAGACGATGAGGAACAGCATCGCAGCAACAGCCGATTCGATGGGCAAAGATTTCAATGACGTGCTCGCAACAGCTGACAACCTCATGGCGAACTACCACCTATCGGGAGAGGAAGCGATGAAGGTTATCAACGATGGCTTTGCAAGCGGTGCAGACCTTTCGGGCGATATGCTCAACAAGATTCAGCAATATGCGCCTACCTTCCACGATGCAGGTATCGGTGCAGACCAGCTTGTGGCGATATTGCAGCAGACCCGAAGCGGCATCTTTAGCGACAAGGGTCTAGACATTATCACGATGGCAAGCAAGAAAATCCGTGAGATGAGCAGCGGCACGGCTTCCAGCCTTGACGCTATCGGTATATCCAGCAAGCAGGTGCAGCAAGACCTAGCCAACGGCACGAAGAACACCTTCGACATCATCCAGCTGGTGGCATCGAAGATGAAGGACTTCGGAGCGGACAGCCAGCAGGTGGGCGACATTCTGAAAAACGTCTTCGGTAAGCAGGGAGCGGCTGCTGGTATACAGCTCATCGAGCAGCTAGACACGATGACAACGGACATCGAAGAAGTGAAGAAGCAGACCGGAGAGTGGGGAGAGACGCAGCTGGAGAACATCAAGCTGCACAAGGAACTGAACAGCTACCTTTCGTCAATGTTCGATATGAGCCAGCACGGATTCGAGGAGATGATCGAGCAGGGAAAGATGTTCGGAACAAAGATTCTCATTCAGATAATGAAGGGATTGTTCAATACTATCAACTACTTCATCGACTGGTACAATGAGAGCCTTCTTCTTCGAGGGATAATCAATGCAATCGGCATAAATTTCCGCTTGATGTGGAACGCCATAAAACTCGTATGCAATCTAGCAATAGACGCATTCAAGAGGATGGGCTTTGCAGCCAAGGGCATGCTTGATATTCTCGAAGGTATCGTTACTTTCGACCTATCCAAGGCACAAAAGGGATTCAAGGAAATATTCGACATTTCCGGCACTATCAAGGAAGCATGGCATGACATCAAGAATGCTGGTATAGAGATAGGAAACACATTCGCTGACGGATTCGAAAACACCGTCCATGGAAGACTGAACCACCTGAAATTAGCCAACCTGGACGATGGAGCGACCAGCAGCGAGCCAACGAACGGAAACAAGGGAACGACACCAGCAGCCAAGGGCAGCACTGCCAAGACCAAAGCACAGATAGCCAAGGAGAAAGCGGAAGCAAAGGCAGAGGCAGAGCGCAGAAAGAAGCAGGAAAAGGAATTGCAGGAAGCGATTGCGCTTATCCAGTACAAGTACAACGAGCAAGTAATGGACGCAAAGAAGCGATACCTCGCAGGCATGTACGACAACGAGCGAGACTATAGCAACGACCTCGAACAGCTGGAGAAGAACATGGTAGCGAGGAGCATTGACGCATACGTGGCGGCTGGTGAGATAGGAGCGGAAAAGGCGCAGGAAATGCAGGCAAAACTTCTCGACATAATGATAAAGGCGAAAGCGGACTTGAAGAACCAAGCAAAGGAGATTGTGGACGAACTCAACAAGGAGTTCGAGGATGCAGAGAAGGCACGCAAGGATGCGGACATCATGAACGGTGGCACTGGAGAGGAAGACGATGCAGCCAAGCTGGAGAGATACAAGGCTTTCCTTCAGAGCAAGATGGACGCCTACAAGGACTATGCAGCCGTGCAGGAGCAGCTACAGAAGGATTTGAGCGATTCCGAAGTCAAGGAGCAAGAGGAAGCCAACAAGAAAAAGGCAGCTTTGACGGAAGAGCAACTGAAAATGATGAGCGACATGATACAGACCATGGGAGACGGTCTGTCCGAGTTCTTCGAGAGCGAGGATAAATCGCTGCACTCATTCCTCAAATCGATGCTGACATCAATACTTGACGCAATCGAGATAGCAGCTGTCTCTTATACACATCTGACGCTGCCGACGAATAGAGAGGTGT